TACCTGACAATCAATACCCTACAACCGTTACAGAAGTACCCATAAACAGGTAGTCACATAATTTGTATTATGTTAAATAGGATTAATCGTAATGGATCGTAGGGGGGTGACTGCCTGAGCAACAACGATTTATAAATTTACCGGACAAATATTTACGGAATTGTCATACGGGGGGATGTTTCCCCATTCGGAAAAAGGGTGTGCCTTTCTATCATCACATCCCCACTTCCACCACCGCATAAAAAATCTATTCGTAGGTCTGTTCAAGTTTCGTGAATAAATTAAGAACACCAGTCTCACGTACTTAATTAAGAACACCACCCCCGGGGGTTACTTCCAAAGATCTCAAAATAAGTCCCCCTGCTTATATACGGGTACACGAGTAACGATTACGCTTATGCAGCAAACATGGTCAAAAAATGCAAAAATTTACGCACATCTGCAGTCACGTGTTAAAAATTTGAGCATAACTGTCCATATTGGTTAAAAATCTACGCATGAACTTAGGCGAATTTTTAGCGTCAACAATAAGAAGGGGTTTTAGGGGGATGGGAAAACAGAGAAAATAGACCATATTTCAACTTTTCCCCTGCAGAAACACATAAACCAAACGAAATTCTGAATAATCGATAAAAAGTTTGTACAAATACATGTCTATAGGGCAGAACAATATTTCGAAAGTTACCATAATTGATACTCCATGCGGCCATCTTCAGGGTAAAAGTTGAGTTTATTGGATTTTTTCGTGTTGGGACTTGTATAAGTCATGATAATGTGTTATATTTGTGACTATGGATTATTATGTTGATATTGTCGATAAATGGGATGTTGTCAGGATGGTAGAGGGACCCTTTACTAAGGAGAATGCGAAGCAATACATAAGGGAGCATATTAAAGATGATCCTAACCACCGCTATTCAATCAGACACAAGAGTCAAAAATTTACATGGTAATGAAATTAGTAAACAGGGTAATGAAGCAATCGGTGATAAATGTAATGAGCGTCCTTGATAAGGTGAACTGGATGAACCCAGAAGAGGTAAAAATGGAACTGTCCAAAAACGGAGACTGCAAGTTTTTATCTGAACGTGGTGTAATTTACGAGGGTCATGTAATGGATGTTTTGGAAGAGATTGACAATGATTGGGAAGACTTTATAAAATCAGAAAGATGAAAAGCATACTTTTTATAGCTATAACTGTAATATTGTTGGCACTTATTTGGGAATGGGTAATACCTGACGATATCAAATGAGTAAACACACTGAAATATTATCGTTTATCTCTTTGGTTAGAGGGTCTCACTGTAAAATGGAGGATATCTACACTAAGGGATCCTGCCTTAACTTTTACCTTATCCTCAGACATGTGTATCCGACTGCAGAGGCTTATCATAATACGGAACACATTATCACTAAGATAAATGATCGTTTTTATGATATAACGGGTGAGGTTTCAAGTGAAGGTTATTTACCCATTGATCATTTTTATGTTTCATCAGAAATTTATGAACAGATGTTAAAATCAGAGTTTGATATGGGAATCTCTTTTAGGAACAACGATGAAAAGGATACATGGTTAATGATTTTTAGAAAACGTATGGAGGGTAGGTTTGCTCTTCCCGAAGAGGCAGCACAGTTTGCAGATAAAGCTGTAATGGAATACAGATCTCGTTGTGAGGGGTTATACACAATAGAGGCTGATCCCGAAGAGTTAGACGCTATGATCAACTTGATAAAATCTGAAGAGGAATGATCAAATACATGTACGACATCATTGATTTTTTGTGGGTTTATGGAAAATATACCGCAATTATGTGGATTGTGTGGAAAATAATCCACATTTTTGGAATTATCAATGCCGATAAAATTGTTAACTTCATAGAGGTTAGTCTGATTGTTGATGTTATTCTAATTGGGGTAATGTACTTGTTTATTTTTTTACTTGACATTTTATTGAGATGGATATAAGGATACTGAGTGTACATGAGTCGATAGGTAAGACCTGTGAAGTCCCAAGGTTCTTATCTTGGTTTCGTGTTCCGATTTTGAAATGGTTTGGTGACCGACTTCCTAAAAAGGAGGTATATCGATATAGGGTTGTGTGGAGGGGTCCTAAACTTCCCGTTGGTACGATTGTGATGATGTGTGGGGAGATATTTAGAATTACCGACCCCGAGACCATGGTTGATTTTCGGGAAACTCACGGACCTATTTCCATACCTGCAGAAAAAACAAAGATATGCGTTGTACCATCCTCATTATAATCCTTTTAATGTCGTGTTCGACTAAGGATGCTGCCTACGAAGTACATCGGGACTGCTTCTCAGATCTTCCTGATTACTATAGTAAAGGTCGTATCGTAATGAAAACCTGTTGTGGGCTTATGGAGATCACAGAGGTTATGATATTCCCATTTCAAATAGATAGTAGTGAGATAGAGATGATTTATCGGGAAAAGAGGTATGATGAGAAGATAAAATTCAATGGTGGTCAATGTGGGGTTTGCATTATGGTAAAAGATTCACAAACACTGTGGTATTATGGAAGATTGTTTTCTGACTGATGATCAAGTCGAACAACTTTGTAGAAATTTCTACATCAGCACTTTGAAAAAGAACCATGGTTCCAACTTAAAACATGTTTCGGATGTTGTAGAAGGCTTTAAAAAGGGACTCATGGTAGCGAGAGTTATTTATGAGTCAAAAGGGAACCAAAATGGGGACGCATAGTGTTAACTATATATTATTTTACACCTGACTATGTAACATAGTTGGGTTTTAAACGTTAACACTATGAAGAATGATTACTTTTACATTGTTATTATTTTGCTGATGTGGTTTGATCTAAAAGTCGAGACCGTACAACCAAAAGCTACCGCAGCCGTGATGAGTACCCCACAAAAGCCTGTAGAAATAGAAAACATACTCAACATAGAGGATTTAGAGGAGGATGCGTCTCCAAATAAAGAAATTCAAGAGACCCCTTCTTGTCAGTCGGAGCGCATCTCTCCTCTTTGTATGGTCAAAAAGCCAGAGGTAAAGATAAACTTTACAACTGATAGTCTCCCTGTGAGTGTAAAGGCATACGTGGATAGGTTTTATCGTGTTGCACAAATGGAGCAGAAAAAGTATGGGATCCCAAGTAGTATCACGCTTGGTCAGGGACTTCTGGAAAGCGATAAGGGTAACTCTAAGTTAGCAAGGGAGGCTAACAATCACTTTGGGATCAAGTGTCGAGACTTTGGGGATTCTCCTATTCAAGATCTTGTAGATGGTTGTTTAACTCACCGAGACAAGAACAAACATGGTGAGGTAGAACGTGCTAAGTTCTTAATGATGAAGAGCGCATGGGCTTCGTTTAGAGCGCATAGTATTGTTCTTCAGTCTGCAAGATACAAGAGGCTTTACGCTTATGGTAATGACTATCGCAAGTGGTCATACGGCTTGCAGGAATGTGGATATGCTGTTGACAAAAAATATGGGGATAAATTAATAAACATTATTGAAAAATACAAGCTGTATGAGTATGATGTTCTGTAATAAACTTCGAAATGAGGTTCGTAAGCTAACCGCCGAGGTTGCCAAAAGAGACATTCAGATGTATAGGCTTCGTAGGGACATGAAGTCTCTTGAGGGGGAGTTAGCGAGATCTGATTCCAAGAATAAAAACCTTTTGGAAAAAGTAGACCGTCTCAAAGCTAATATTCACAGTCTTGAATCCGAAAACAGCAACCTTAAGGACTTGGTTGAAAGCCTTAGTTCTGATAACAGCGCATTAGAGGATCACGTTAGGAGTTTAGAGTCAAAGGTTAAATCCCTTATTGGTCAAAATACTCACATCAGTGAGCATGTTAATGATCTTGAGGAGACTAACATGGGACTGTCCTCGAACATTGAAATGCTAAACAAGAGACTTGATGAGGTCACACAGAAATATCAAGACCTTGGTGAAAAATATCAAGCATGTCTTGTTGAAAAGGAACAAGCTTACTTGGAAGCTAAAAACAAGGCCGAAGAGGCTAATGCTTGCGAGAAGGAGCGTGTGGATAGTTTGGGAAGAATTAATGACCTGACTGATCTTCTGAGACAGGAGCAGGAGAACAGAGATGCTTTTCAAATACAGGCGATTAAGTTTGAATCTATAAAACAGGCGATTCAAGACAGTGAGGCCACTATTGATCAGATAAGAAAGATGATTCTATGAAGTTCTCAATTAAGATACATGAGTATATTCCTGTCATAACCAAAGGGAATTGGTTTCGAAATTTAATACGTGGCATCTTTAGGGCAGACTTCACTCATTATAGAGTGTATCTGTTATCAAAGGATTATTTACTACTCCCTGGGGATGTGATAGAATGTGACCATGTTAAGATTGAGATTGAGACGGTGGATGTGAGTGGGGAGTGTACAGGTGTTACTGTGAATAAGTATTATGATCCACCAAGATTAAATGAGGGTGAGTTTGTAATAATCAAGTCAAAATACAATAAGGTTACTAATCGATTTTCTAATTAAATGATGTTTTCATGAAAAATGTTTCAATTTTAATGTTTTTGTTCGCTTTAGGCTTTGTGATTGCAAGCCTTACGTTCTACTTCGGAGCGACCAACAAAATCAGCGACATTAATGATCGCCTTGATGCCGTAGAGGTTAGCTATGTTGATGGTTTGAATGAGGTTAATGAGCACATCTCAGTGCTTGACTCAATCAACCTGAGACGCGACACTGTTGATGCGGTACTTCAACAAAACGATCAGAACATTATAGGCGCAGTCCTTAGATTGGCCGATTCAACTGGGGTTCAACTTGTTCAACAAAAACAACCAAACAATGATCAGTAAGATTGCTGAAAACCGTCTTGAGTCTTGGAAGGCTCAGGACGGTTACTACATTCCAACCGTTTCTATGCCTGAGATCGTAACTCCCGAGGAGTCATTCCCTCGTGAGATTTATTTTTTTGATGACTATGTACTCATTAAAACCGATCTCGAAGATGTTACTTATTCCTCTGATTTTGTGCTTGATACTACTGATAGCCTGTCTCCTGATCAATTTGTATCGGGAATACAAGAGGAGGTAACCATATCGAGAAGAGACTTCGGTCCTCTGATTTTATCTCGCAGACAAGACTGTGATAAATGGACACTGCTTATCGATACGAGTGTTCCACAGGTTATTGCCTTTGAGACCTATGAGGATGGTCAAACACTGAGGGATCTTCTTCAGAACTGGAAGGATGCAAAGACATAAAAAAATATACTTGGACACCTTCTACCCCAAATGGGGCGTGGATGATGTACTTCCGTGTGAAAGATGTAATAGGGTCGGCACGGATGTACATCACATTCATGGTAGGGGGTTTAAAGGATGCGATGATCCTGAGAACTTAATGCTCCTCTGCAGAAAGTGCCACACCCACCACCACGATGGTGTGGGTCTAACAAGGCAAACATTGAACAACATACACCAAAAGTTTATGAAATGGCGAATAAGGGTCAACCGGACTTCATCCTTAAAAAAAGGGTAGAGTTTTCGGATAAGTTTGAAATGCAGAGAGTCAGGGTTGCAATCATAAACGCACTGTTCCAAAAGAACCTTGCGAACAGGGAAATAGATTATTTGGCCTATTATTTGGCATTGAGTGGTGATGTAGTAGACCTGGGAGGGAGATTTTCAACTACTGCTACCGCTATAGTTAGGGATCAGATGGGTGTTTCGGTGCAAAGGCTGTCGAACATGAAGAGAAAGTTAAAAAACAAAGGACTAATAATTGAAAAAGATGGCAAAGAAGAAATCATCCCGGAACTCCACCCGAAGTCGCAAAAAGCGGCAGGGTTCATCATCGCACTCCAAGTTTCTGATGATAGTGGAGAAACTACCTGAGTACAAAAGGAACAAAAAGTTATTTAATAAGGTTTGTAAGCGTATAGCTGAGATTGTACATGACACCGAAAACATGGACTTTATTAGACTTAATGGTTTTTGTGACATTATGCCCAATGATAAAAAGGCATACGGAATGTACTTTAAGCATAAAGAGCTGTTAAAAGAGGGCAAAATTACGCAAGAGGCTTATGACAAATATCAATCGGTTGTAATAAAAGTTTTAAAAGATGCTAATATTCCATTGGATAGCGGAAGTGATCCACAACAGTAGATACTGGGCTTATAATACTCGAAGCGATACCAAACGGCAAATATTTCTCGATACGTTTAAGGAGTTTGTTGATGTTGAAAGTGATATGGCGGCGGTTTACAATGGTATTACGGGACAAAGGGTTGATATATTACATCAAAATATAAAGACCTTTAAATTCTCACATGATTTTTTCAGAAAACTATCTAAACGGATCGAGAACAACCAAGAAGATCTTCCTGAGCAAATGAATCCATTAATTGAAAAAATCAAAACGCTATGCTACAAGACCCACTCAAGAATCTCAATGAGATAAAACGTGACATCGATTTATTAATTTGGGATATTAAGAAAAATGGAATAGCTTCAGGACTTGAGAACATAAAGCAATGGCTAATTGGAACTGCAAGGTATTATTGGATCCCATGGTTCTTTTTACCAAGATATCTAAAGGAGCAGATTTACTTCAGGTATCAGAATGCAAAATGCTTTGTAGACAGATGTGAGGAGTGTTCATGCCACCTTCCCCAACTTTTTTACGCAAATAAAACATGCGGGGGGGTCTGTTATCCGATAATGAAAAACAAGAAAGATTGGGAACAATTTAAAAACACGAACAATGTTGAAACAAACGATAGAAGACTTAAATTCCACCCAAGACATTGGAGAGGTGAAATATGGGGCGAAAGCCGAGATTGAGTTTATACTCCCTGAAGAGTTTGTACGTGCTAAGGGGACATGTGGATGTACGGCTACTCATCTAAAGGGGAATAAGCTTTCCGTATTGTATAATCCAAAAAAGGGTGAGGTTGGGAAGTCTAACAAGAAGACAATAAACCTATTTCGATTAGACGGAACCAAGCAAGCTTTAAAGTTTACAGTTAAGGTGGTATGAGGGCATTAGATGTACATGAGGGTAGAGTCATTGTTTCCCCCGAAGCAATGGCTTTGCCTGTAATACGTACTCTGTACAAAAGGGACAAGTCCAAAAAGAAGGAGAGAGCCTTTGATGAGACCTGCTTTGTGGTTTACATGACAGACCCAAGGAAGGCAAACCCTTATTCTGCCTTAGATGAGACCAAGAGGAGGGAAAAGTTAATCAAGGATGTACTTGATGGGAGAGAACCAGACAAGGAGTTAGAAAAAGCAGTTAAGTGGTGGGCTGAGTATTGGCAAGAAAACATTCCAGAGATGGAAATATGGCAAGATGCAAAAGAGGCAGCCACATCCTTAATGGATTATCTGAAAAACGTAGACTATACGGAGAGAACAAACTCGGGAGCAATGGTTGCTAATCCTGGACAGGTTGCCTCTACACTGTCAAAAGTAAACACTATTTTACAACAACTCGCAGGACTTGGTAAAAAGATCCAAGAAGAGGCCTACGAATTGGTCAGAGCCAGGGGAGGGCGAGAAATAAACCCTTTAGAGAGATGAACGAAAGAGCAGAAGTTGCAATGCTCCAACATAGGATTTCAATGTTGGAGTTGGAAGTCAATCAAAAGAATGCAGAGATTTCTCAGTTGAAGATTAGATTGGGTAACCTCCAGGAGATATGGCACGATATCAAGGTGATTTTCCCGATCCTCATTCAAATGATAAATGTGTTTGATGGGAAGTTTGTGATATGGAAGGTTATCTTCAAAGCTTCCTTCTTCCTGAAGAACCTGAAGCTAATTAGAGAAACTGTATTTGAGAATCAAACAGGAGATGAAGTCAATCCGAAACAAGGATGGCCTATGGATCAACAATGAGGTCTTTAGGGAGGAAGCCAAACACTTTGATAAATACGGATTCTATTGTCCTGACCCGTATTTATCATACGGATGGTTAGAGTATTGGAAGGAACAGAGACGTAGATGTATAGAGGGATACGAAGTCGCGGGGGTTCGTATCCCTGGTAATATGTACAACTATCTGAACTTTACTCAGATATATGATAAAAGTAAAGGAGTAAAAAAGTTTCCCGATTTTTGGGATGGTGATTTTGATTTCTTTTGGTTCATTGATATTGCAAGGTTTGGTATATCTAAGTCAGACCTTAATGTCTTACATTTGGAAGCAAACCCTTCAGACCTCAGCGGTAACCATCACTTTATGATGGCAAAATGTAGACAGAGAGGTTTTAGTTGGAAGTTGGCATCCATTGCGTTTAATACGTTCAATCATTTTAGGAACACTCAGACTGTCTTAGGTGCGTATAGTACCGATTATCTATACAAGGGTGGTTTGTGGGACAGAACAATAGGTCTGATAAACTTCACAAACGAGCATACGGGGTGGAAGTTCGGACGGGCCAAAAAAGACAGTGCCTACCAAAGAAAGTCATTTAAAGAGATTATTGACGGAATTGAGGTTGAGAGTGGATTTGGTAGCGAGCTTTTTGCTGTCACCTTTCACCAAACAGCCGCAGCAGCTCGTGGTAAGACACCCTACACGATGATAATGGAAGAGGCAGGAGAATGGCCCGGGTTGGATGCTGCTTATATGGCTACAAAGCCGGGGTGTGAGGAAGGGGGTAAACTGACAGGACAGATAATCATTGGCGGCACTGGCGGTGACATGTCTAAAGCGTCTATTCCCTTTTCTGACATGTTTTATAATCCGAAAGCTTACAATCTTCTGACATTTGAAAATATATGGGATGATGACTCAGGAGAGGGTCAGTGTGCATTTTTCTTCCCCGAGGATTTATGCAATAAAAGCTTCATGGATGAGCAAGGAAACTCTCTTAGGGAGGAGGCTCGTGAGAATGAGCTGAACATAAGGAGGGAGATGTTAGAAGCATCAGGAGGAACGATGTCTATGGCTAAAAGGCTTTCTGAACACCCACTAAAACCTGCAGAAGCCTTCTTGGTGGACTCTGTGAATGATTTCCCGGTTGAAATGCTACAGGCTCAGATATCTCGTGTGAGATCAAACGAGAAGCTATCCAGGATTGGGAAGGTCTTTGAACTGAAATATTTGGATGGTAAGGTGGTTGCTGAGCCAGACCTGAAGGGTAAAAAGACTCCCCTTATCCACTATAAGCAAAGAACCACTGATCAATCAGGGGCTGTGATTATATATGAACTCCCGCCTCCCCATGTACCCAAGGGGCTTTATAAGATTGGGTATGACCCTTATCGACATGATAAATCTCAGACAGATTCTCTCGGAGCATGTTATGTGTGGAAGAGTTATGAGGAATACTCTCCCACTGGAGATATGATTGTAGCAGAATATGTTGGTCGCCCAAAGACTACGGATGATTGTGATGAAACTGTATTGAGGTTGGCTAAGCTTTACAACGCAGAGGTGATGTATGAGAATGAGGTTTTGAATACGAAAAGTTATTTTAGAAATCAGGGGGCCTTGGATTTTTTGGCCTTGGAGCCTAGAAATGTGATATCTTCTATAGTTCCCGGATCCAAGGTGAATCGTAACTTTGGTATGCACATGAGTCCTAAAATTAAAGAGGCTTGTGAAAAATATGTTAAGAAATGGCTCGTTCAACCAAGGGGAACAAAGGAAGATGGAACTAAGATATTGAATTTACACGTTATATATAGCATAGGTTTATTAGAAGAACTTATACGTTATAACCGCGTAGATAACTTCGATAGAGTAATGGCATTATTTTTATTAATGATTGCAATGCAGGATCAGCAGCAACAGGGTCGTGAAGAACAGACCCGTGAAAATGTTGTCATTGAACAGCTATTGGGTATGTCAAAATACAAGAGATGAGAGCACAGGAAGAAATAAGGTTGACTCAAAGAGAGAAAGAAAGAAACGATAATTACTGGTATAAAAGTAACATAAAATCGTTAGATAATCGATCATTCGAGGGGTATAACTACTTTGGTTATACCTCTGAGTGGTATAAGGACAAGATCAACTACGACCTTTATCACAACAAGATCAACAGGGCTGACTTTGAGTATGTTTGTAAACCATGGGGAGACTCTGTTTCGGAAGACATGCCAGCCGAGTTGGTCAACAGAGATATATGTTCGGGCAAGATCAATGCCATCATTGGTATGGAGATGCAAAGACCTTTCTCGTACCAAGTCGTTGCAACAAACAAAGAGGCCACCACACGAAAGGAGCAAAAGGAGTTTGAACTGATCAAGCAGTATGTGATTGAGAGCATAATGACTCCGATTCGTCAGCAGTTGATGCAGCAGGGAATGCAAGCAATTGAGCAGGGAGCTGACCCACAGCAGGTACAACAGCAGATGGCTCAGCAGGAAAAAACCATGACCCCTGCAGAGGTTAAGAAGTACATGGCTAGAAAGCACCAAGACGTTGCAGAAGTACTTGGTAATCAAATATTAAACTACCTAAGACAAAAGGAGCAGGTAGAGGATAAATTTGCAAAGGGAGCCTTACATGCGGCAATATCTGCCAAGGAGATCTATTGGATTGGGGAAGTTAATGGACACCCTACACTAAAGGTGGTTAATCCACTAACTTTTGACTTTGATAAATCCCCCGATGTTGATTATATAGAGGAAGGGGAATGGGCAGTGGCCGAATATCGAATGACCCCGACCGAAGTGGTAAGTGAGTTTGGAGAAGAACTTAAAGATGAGGATATAGACCGCATCTATTCATTTTCCCACAACTATGAAAACAATATGAACTATTTCCAGACAGAGCCTACCGATACGGCTTTCTCTGGAAACACCATACGTGTACTGCATTGTACGTGGAAGGCACTGCGTAAGCTTGGAGTTTTGACCTACCAAGAAAATGGACAGATTCTGAAAAGATATGTTAGTGAGGAATACAAGCTCAGACCAAACTACGGGGATGTTTCAATTAAATGGATATGGGTTCCCGAGGTACACGAGGGTTATCAGATAATGGATGACATGTTCGTTCGAATGAGACCTGTTCCCAATCAGCATAAGGACATGAACAATCTCTACGATTGTAAATTACCCTACATTGGGGCGGTCTATGACAACACAAACAGTGTTCTCACCTCTTTCATGGACCGCCTCCGTCCTTATCAGTATCTCTATAATATCCTATGGTATAGGATGGAATTAGCCATAGCCCGGGACAAAGGTAAAAAGTTTGCCGTGGATATGTCAGCCATCCCACTTACTCCAAACATGGATCTACCGAAGTGGCAGTATTACATAGAGGCAGACTCTATAGTATATCTTAACTCCAAACAGGAGGGTGGAAGGTTTGATGCTACAGGTATTTCGAACTTTATCAAGGAGGTGGACATGACCAATACTTCTGATATTGCTCGATATCAAACACTTCTTTCATATATTAATGCCCAGGCCGGGGAATCGATTGGGGTGACAAAAACATTAGAAGGGCAAATTCAAGAGAGGGAGGCAGTCAAGAATGTCAACCAAGCACTGAGTCTTACCTCTAATAAGCTTGAGCCATTTTTTAAGCGTAGATCAAGGGTAAAAAGAAATGTTCTTCAGGCAATGATTGAGTGTGCGAAGGTAGTTTATGCTCAAGAAGATCCCGTAACGCTTTCTTACATATTAGATGATCACACCCAAGCTTATCTAAATGTTGACCCCGTACTGCTTGCAAATTCAACATTTGGTCTGTTTGTAGC